CAGCCATCTTCCAAAGCTTCAACTCGCATTTTGCAAGCGAAGGCTTGCTCGAAGTCTTAGCTACGCCTTCACACATCTTGTAAATCGTTACCCCGCCCGTCCAGCTCGTCGCCTGCGTCGTCAAATTAACGTAAGGCAAAGCCAGATTGTTGTTGACCGGAAAGTTCTGGCACTTCGGGGCAAGAGAACCAGTCTCCGAAATTGCATTCAAAAGAGCGGTCGAAAATTCGGTGGGAATCAAAAATCCGCCGTCCGCATTGATAGCCTCGCTCATACCAGACGCCTTGAGTTCCTTGTAATAATTGCGAACTCTGTCATCCGGCAGACCGGTCATAATGCTCTTTGCAAAATGACCCAGTGTCGGCCAGGGCGATTTATCATCCTTCGGCTGGGCCGGAGGCTTAAAATTCGCTTCAAGGTCAACTTTGACCTTCTTTGCAATTTCATCAGCAAGCTTTAGCTTGTCATCCTCGGCATCGCCTGCCTCAGTCTTCTTCATCGGTATATAATTCTCGGCTGTGCCGTCTTCATTTAACTGGGCAACATCTTCGTCCTTAACATCGACAAGCTCACCAGCTTTGAACTCATCGTAATCCTTCAAAAGTTTCAGCGTTTTCATTTTTTAATCTCCTGAAAACAATTTACCATTAAGCCCTAACAGACCTTGCTAACAGACCATATCTAACGAACCCAAAGGCTTCTTTAATCGTCTCCAATATGGTTTCTTTAACTATTTCCACAAGGTATCTTTAACTGTCTCTAAGCCATTACACGCTTAATATATTTAGGCAATTTATGAATGCCTTTACGTTCTCGGTCCCAACGTCTTTCAATTATGTTTTTGATAGTTACTTCAAACTTACTTTTCCTTTTATTTTTGCTATCGTAATAGCCCTTATCTCTTCTGGGTCATATCCCCTTTTCACTATTGGATGCCTTGTTAGCGTTGGCCTCGATTGCATCTCTATCTTCGCCGCCTCGAATGAGCCACCGCGACCGGCACAATGCGAACGCGCCGCAGCGGCAGTCCATATTTTCTTTGGATACCTCAGCGCCTGTATCTTGCTCTTGCCGCCCTTGATGCCATATATGACATCGATACATTTGCCGTCATGCTTCTGGTCGCAATTTACACGATTATATTTGTCAAAATTCGGCGGTAACAACCTGCAGGCGTGCTCGTTCGGATATGGCTTCAATGCAGCATCCAATTCAATGCTTTCGCCCTTATCTGGTATGAATACCTCGATGTCGTCAATATCAAGTTGCTCGATGAGGTCGGATGAAAGTTCGATTTCCTTTATCTTAATGGCCTGCGCAAGAGCTTCCGGGTTTGCCGGTACTGGCACAGCCGAAAATTCCAACAGTTCCCAATCGCTTATTATCTTCCGCGCTTCGGCAAGCTCCGGCCTTTTCTTGATTTCATCGGGAGTGGGTTCGTGCGAATCCTTTATTATGAAACCAACGCTAAAGGCGTTCATATAGCCCTTCTTGTAGAGCTGATAAACCTGCTCGGACATTGGATTGTCCTCTGCTGGCGCAAATTGGGCTTTCGCCTGTATGCCTTTTCTGCCCTGTTTCATCCAGAGTGTTCGAGCAATTGGCGGGCTATGATAATCGTGCGCCCATAAAACAACGGGATTCTTTAGGTATTTCTCAAGGTCTGCCCCCTTCGGCAACATCACCTCTTTGTCCCTGTCCACAGTGCCCGTACTTATCAGCGCCGTTACCGTCCGCTCCTCATCATCAACCTCCTTGGTTTCCGCAACATATTGCTTTTTCAACATATCTGCGTTGATTTCAGGTTCCATAGTTATTCCTCTTCGACGCCGGTAAATTCAGCCTTCGTAATTGCCCTGCCTTTATTCGGCGGCATAAAATATCGTTTTAATAAAGCCCTCTTTTTCTCAGATGGTGTAAGTTTCTTGTGCAAAGGCTTGACTATCGATTCTGATTTGTTTTTGGCTTTAGTTATCATATTATCGCTCCGCAAAACTGGCAGTTGCTGTATGTTCCCTTGTATGGTTCGCGGCACTTAGCACAATAGGTCTTACCGCAATAATCACACTTGGAAACATCTTCAGTCGGCACTATCTTCTTGCAAGTGTCGCACTGCCCGACTAACACCGACGGCGGCGCTTCAGCCTTTTTCTTTACAGTCTTCTTTTTTGCGCTTTTTTTGTTTTTTTTCTCTGCCATTTCGTGCTCCTAATACCCATTTCATTAACCAATATGGCGGACTCATTTCAGAACTCCTCGATTACTGGAACAATCGTACACCTACACTGCGGGTGTAATGGTGGGTGTCCGACATCCTCGTATTCAAAATTCAGCACGCTTCCATCCACATTAAAATTATCGCCCATACTGAAGAAGTTGGCCTCGACATCCACAACCTTACCATCCATCAATGGACACCAATCGCAAGTCCTATCATCAGCGGAACTGAGCCATTCCTTCTTCTTGACTATGCCCGATTGAATGTACCCCTGAACTGCACCCTCGTTCCACGCCCATATCGTCTCCGTTCTTGCTATGCGCTCAGCATCATATCGAGCCAAACCATATGCCTCGATAATCCTATTGCGCAGTTCCCTGGGAGATTCCCCAACAGCCATTCCATCAGATATTGTCTTTCGCAGCTTCTTCAGCTTGTTGCCGTTTATATACTCAATCGCACCGTGCCTGTGCTTCTCAAGAGCAACCATAACACGCGGTGAAATCGAGTCGAACGGCCTGTCCGATACAAGACTCCTGATTGCCCTCTCACCACCGGCAAACATTGTGTAACGAATAAAAGGTTCCATCCGCTTGATAAGCTCACCATCCCACTTTGATAGGTCAAACCAGCCAGCCAAGAAATCATCAACATTCTGCTTGGTCGAATATCTCGCACTCAAAACCACAGATTTGCCAATATCATTATCAAAGGCAGCCAATATCTCGTCGCGCTGCTCTACAAAAAACCGCTCCAGAACCTGAACCAGCGGCTCGTTTACGAAATTGGTCGGGTGATTCAAGGGCGGCAGCGACCTTTTGACCGCCTTTACATTTTTCGCTTTTGCCGGCGGCCCTTCAACACCACCGCCCACAGGAACTAATGTAGCCGGCAACAAAGGAACCTCCCCCCACGAGACCGATTCCCTTCCTTCAACCTCCCTCTCCTCGTTTATCGTGGTTAGCCCCGTCTTTAGATTTGTCTCAAGCCTCTTAAGCTCAAACTTCTTGTCGTCGGGAACCGGATTGTCAAAAGCAACAAAGATATTCTCGTCATAAATCGGCGCAAGCCGCTCATTTAGCTTCTGCTCAACCTTTATCAGCTTCGGCTTTATGGTGTCCCTGGCATACTGAGTCTCCCCCACCTCGGCATTGGCCTTGTTCACGTCCTCCGTCCTTAATTTCGATAAGGGCACGCCGAATATGGCCGCTATCTCATTAACGGATGCCTTGCGGCCATGTAAAAAATTCATCTCCTTCGGAGATAGCGATAACTGTTCAAGCTTCGCACCGCCAGTCAGTACAACCATCTTACCCGCCCTCTTTGCACCACCAAAACGCTGCCGCCAGCGACGATAAGTCCGCTTGATTTCATCCTCGCTCGGCTCGCCCGAATCCTCCGGCAAAACAAGCGCCATATCAGGCTGCGCCCGATTGTTCATAAGCGAGGTTTCGTAGGTGTTCATTCCAAAAGAAAGGTCGGCAGCCACCGCCGCCGCCTCAAGCGGGCCAAGACCGTAAAATAAATTGTCGGGATGCGGATACTTGAAATGAATAACCTCATCAGGATTGTAAACCACCTTCTCAGCAGCTGAAACCTTGTACTCAAAACCCTCAATGAAATTCTCCCTGCTCGGAACTATCTTTATCCGCTGCGGCTGCAAAATCCATATCTGACCAGGCAAACCAAACATGTTCCTATCAAGCAGCCAGTAACAATTGCCCGTTAAATCAAGATAGAGAAACATCAGCTCCAAAAGGTCAAACTCATTGGCAAAAGCATTGACATTGTTAAATAAATCAAGAAGCGGATGCTCAACAATCTCCTCAACCTCACCAGCCTTAACAAGCCACCTCTTCAAACCGGCCTTGCCCTGTAAATAATCCTTCCTCTGCCTCGAAATCGTACGGGTAGGACATAATAACTTGGTGGACTTGGACGACTTCGATGTGTACAAACGCAGCGGAACCTGCGCACAATTGACGGCATTGAGCCGAGCACAGGCATAAACCCAGCCCTTGTACTTCTCAACTAAAGATTTGTAATCGGTCTGGGGATAATACGGGCGGCCAGACAACCATTGCGGTATGTCTATCAACGGCTTGTCCGCCTTGGATACAAGCCAATTAGCTGCCCTTGTGAGTAAACCCACATCAAGCCCTTAAAAAAGACTGTCCTTTCAGTCTTTTGGCCCAATGTGATACTTAGGCTGATAATGTGGGCAAACTTTGAAGAGAAATCGTGGTGATTTTCCGCTTTTTGGGAAATAAACGAGGATTATTTTTTTTTAGACGTAAAAGTAGATGCGTAACATTCGACCGACAACAACCCATAAATTCGGCAGCCTGCAAATGAGTGCAGCCGTAAAAATGTACGAACCTGTACGCCTCAACCTGCTGATACGTGGGTGTCTTTGTCATATCAATAGCCTATGCCTTTTTCATTAGTTCTCCTTTCAATTCAAAGCCGCGCGCCGCAAAGCATGACCGAGCCTGGCCGTGCATCGCCTTTGCAAAGCTTTGCCTTGCGTCGCCTTGCCACGGCGCGCGCCGCACAGCTTTGCTGCGCCTTCGCCCCGCAAAGCAATGCCGTGCTTCGCCTCCGCATCGCTCCACAGCGCCTCGCATCTCTAAGCTAAGCCTTTGCAGCGCTCAGCCCCGCCGAGCACCGCCTTCGCATTGCCAAGCTGAGCAAAGCCCAGCCCTGCCGTGCCTTCGCAATGCATGGCTCAGCTAAGCTCTGCTGCGCCTTTGCTAAGCTCTGCTGTGCTTTGCAATGCCTTTGCTATTCAATCTCCCGCCACGAGAATCGGCCCTTGCCGCTATTGCGCCATTGACCCGCTCCCAATAAAGCCCCATAAGTAAGCCACTGCTTAACAAAATCCAACAACTTCGGATTCAAAAAAGATATTTCAAAAACAACCTTAGTGCCCGCCGGAGCCTGCTCAGACCTCGCCAATGATACACGCTCGCCCCTCATCGTCATACCACGCAGCGGCCTCTCGCAAAAATCCAACTTGTTAGAATCGCACGAATCCGGTAACTGAAGCACGAGCCTCCGAGGACTTATAAATACCTGCCTGTCAATAGTCTTTTTATAAAGATATTGTGTTAAACGGTATTTTTTAAGCTCTTCTTTGGTCATGGCCCCACTGTGAATCATAGCCTCACAAGCCTCTTTCAAAAACCCCTTTATCTGATAATCCCACAACATCGGCCTGCCCTCCTCGTCTCTGGCAAATACCGTGCTTATCTTTACAACGGCCTCGTCCACATCACATAACGCCATCAATTCTTCCTTCGATATGCCTTCAGGATGCTTGCTGAGTACAAAATCCTTCGCTATGGCCTTGTCGCCCGGCAACGTGCCAAGCAACGGCTCTTCAAAAATCAATTCAACTTTCATTAGTTCTCCTTTTACATACTTTTGTCATTTAAGCCAAATAGCCCGATATATCCCCGACAGGCTCCCAGCCCTCCTCATCCTCATAATCCTCGTCTTCATAACCTAAATCGTAATCTGTAACTATTAAACTCGCCTTGCCCTTCAGTAAAAAATTGTCCTGAGCAGATTGACACGCCATGGCCAGAGCAATGGCAATGTCTATCTTCGCAGCCTGAGTAGCCTTGACTATCCGCCAGCCGCGAGGAGTCTCCTTGACCTTCGCATTCAATAAGTGCTGCCGAACATCCTTGTCCTTGTACAACATCAAAGAACCAGACTTCAAAAGACCCTGCAACGTACTCGACATCTGAACACAATTACCAAGCGTCTGTGGATATTCACGCATCGGTACGCCTTGCTTCTTTAGCTCCTGAGCACTGCGTATCGCCTGATAAGGGTCGTAATAACACGACCGAATTACATATTCTTTTGCATAAATCCCTAATAATGATTCAAAAGTCTTCTCTAAATCCAAAATGCCCTTCTTCGGCGGTACAAAAATAGCATGGTCTATGAGGGCCAAAGTCCCAGCTTCCACGCAACCAACAACGGCTACAGCAGTACAATCGTGAGCATAACCCACATCCAGACCAATACAAACATCTCTACATTGTTTGCCTCGACTGTGGCTTTTGTGGGTACACATATCGAGTATGTCAGCATCAATAAACGCCTCCTCGGACGATACCCATTCGTTACAATGCAATCTCCGATAAGTGTTCTCCCTGAGCCGGGCCTTCTGGGTCGCAAGATACTTCTCGGTAACCCAGGGCACATCCTCGTAATTCCTCCGCCACAAAAAGAAAAACCGTTCATCTTTTTCCTCGCTGATACCCCTCTCGTATAATCCATATAAAGGCGTATCTGTCTCATCTTCATAGCCAGCATAAGTTACAATTAAGGTCAACATATCCTTCGTAGGCACGGTAGTCATCTCGTCAAAAGCCCTTTGTGCCTCGGTCGTGGTAAATTGCCAAAGCTCATCGAATATCACTAAATCCGGATTCAGACCAGCCGCCGTCTTGGAACAGGGCAAAACCATTATGAAACTATCCCCATACTCAACCCTATCAGTCCTAACCGTGCAGATGCCCCGCAAAGTCGGATTCATACGAATAGCCTTGCAAATCTTATCAAAAACAACGAGCTGACCTTGTGCTAAATCCGGCCCCATCAAGTAAGTCTCGCTCATAGGCTTCGTAACAAGCACCCACAACGCTATTATCGCGGCAAGCGTGCTCTTGCCGCTCTTCTTAGGCATACCAAGCAAAGCCAGAGTCGGTCTCGGTTCAATCTCAAATAGACCTCGGAAAATGTCCTTCTCCCATTCCAATAAAGTAACTGACTTGCGCGTCTCAGGAATGTAAAAATGCCGCTCGGTGAAAGGAATAATATCCCCCCTCAAACTGGATGAGTTCTCGTGTCGCTTTCTCGGTACATCCCTGCTTCTGTCTATGTTCGCAAGCTGACGTGCCCGCTTTTCAGGGTCTTTACTAAGATAACTGCTCGGCGGGCGATAATGCTTAGCTTTGGCCATAACTACCCAAAAATACGGGAAAGTAATTTTCTATATGCACTTCTGGGCGAAAAATGAGGGTTACTTGAAAACGAGGGCTGCACAAACCACTTATGTCTAAAAAAAGGCACGATTTTCCAAGATTCATTACCCCAAAATCGCCCATAACTACTCAGTTTCTCGCGTGAATACAAAAATTCCCTTTTCTATAAGACCCCCTAATACTCTCTGACTTAATAGCCTCGTTTTTGGCTTATTATCAAGGCTGCTCAGTGCTTATAATCCCAAATATGACGCATAATAGTACATTGTGCGTCAGAGAGAACTCAATATATAACTAAAGCGGCAATATCACGTGTTTTTTGGCTCATTTCTGCACACAAATCCAGCCTTTTTCGTTTGTATAGGCACAACACGGACACTCCCAGCCGTCTTCTTTGCAAATATCAAGGTATTCACAATCAGCGTAATCGTCTTTCTGCTGTTCAGTCATTCGGTGCGGACCCTTTCCAGTACACAATTTAGAGACTC